AAGACCGACGCGCCTCGTGGCTTTGTTCACTTTGAGCGGACTCCGCTTTCCACTAACATGGAAGCTGACTTCGACACAGGGAACATGCGCTTCAAAGCTCGTGAGCGTTACAGCTTTGGCTTTAGCGACCCACGCACAGTGTTCGGTTCACCAGGGGCGTAAGTCTCGAACCAGTACTAAAGTCAGGGGCGGTCTTCGGATCGCCTCTTTCTTTTTGTTTAGACCTCGTGTAACAATAGAGTTATTCCCTGACAGTCGCCTGATGCGGCTGACATTTGCCACGACAGGAGACTCACATGGCTAACACAACTTTCTCAGGCCCGATTCGGGCAGGTAACATCAAGAACACAACTGGCACAACTGTAGGCACGGACGTTGCTAACGTCGGCTATGTGGTTATGTCCCAGACATTCACGACAGGTACAGCCCTTGCTGGCGGCGCATCCGCGGCAAACGTAACGGACGTTGTGATTCCCGCTAATTCGCAGATCATCGATTGCGTGATTGACTGCCCGACTGTAATGGCTGGCGCAACTGCGGTATTTAGTATTGGTGATACTGTTGGCGGAAACGCTACCTACGTCAACGCCTTCTCAATTACAATCGCTTCAGGTGTGGGCCGCAAGTACCCAACCACTGAAGCAGGCGGTGCGTTGTCTTGGGCGGACACAGGAACTGCGGATGAGCGGCTGACTTGGACTACTACTGGCGCAACTTCGGCTGGAGAAATCCGAGTGACCGTTCTGTACGCTCAAGCACTGAACACCGTAATCCGTCCGTAACCTTTTATAGGAGATTAATATGGCTGGATCAGACATAAATGCATATTCTCATGCGCAAGGTGCGACGGCGGCTCTTATAGGGCCATCCAGATCGCGACTTCAGGCCGTAAACATATACGCAACTACGGCTGGCTCGTTTACTCTTACCAACGGTAACGGGGGAGCAACGCTGTTAACGCAGAAGTTTCCCGTGGGTATGAACGAGATCTACATTCCTGAAAATGGAATGTTGTTCACTTCGGGGGTCTACATTTCTGCGCTTACGGGCGCAGGGACCGAACTTACGTTTCTCCTAGCGTAGGGAAAACGCATGGCTAAGATCGACAAGTCAAAGATGAAGTGCAACACTCCGAAACGCCAGATATCTGGCGGAAAGAAGTCTGTTGTAAAGGCTTGCGATAAAGGCAAAGAAAAGATTGTTCGTTTTGGTGATGCCAACATGACGATCAAAAAAGACAACCCTAAACGGCGCAAGTCGTTTAGGGCTCGTCATGGTTGTGACGAAGGTACGTTAGACAAACTAAAGGCCAAATACTGGTCATGTAAGGCGTGGTGACGATATGAAGGTTGATCTGCAACAAGTTATTTCTGTGCTAGCTTTTGGCATGTTAGGTTGGGCTTCGTTGCAGGTTTATCAAATGAACGCTGCCGTGACGCTTGTGTCGTACAAGGTTGACGAAAATTACAACATGATCAAGCCAATGTGGCAAGATTTTTTAGTAAGGGAGTCTGCAAATGGCAATGGGTCGAAGTCAGATGGCAACCCAAATATCCACGCCTTCAGGGGGAGATAGTATGAGCAAACCAGGCCTTTGGGAAAACATCGAAAACAAAAGAAAACGCATTGAGGGCGGCAGCGGAGAACGCATGCGCAGCCCTGGAGATAAAGGTGCCCCCACTGCTAAAGCGATAAAGGATTCGCAAGGCAAGAAGAATGGTGGTATGGTGCGTTACATGGACGGCGGTTGCGTAATGGCAGGCCGTGGTGTCCGCAAAACGAACATGAGTTGATAACATGACAACATCAGGATCAAGAGACTTTAACCTCGACGTCGGTGAGATCATCGAGGAAGCGTATGAGCGGTGCGGGCTAGAAGTCCGCACGGGCTACGATGCTAAGACAGCACGTCGGTCTCTGAACCTGATGTTTGCTGACTGGGCCAACCGTGGTTTGAACTTGTGGACTGTGAAGCAAGCGACGATCACCTTAACGCAGGGTCAGGGTCAAGAGACTTTGCTCGACGATGTAGTTGATTTGTTGGACGTAGTTCTTCGTCGCAACAACACTGACTACGAGGTTGAGCGCATTAGCCGTGGCGATTACGCTACACTGCCGAATAAAACAACTCAGGGGCGAACAAGCCAGTACTGGTTGAACAGGCAGATCTTGCCTGTCATTAACCTTTGGGCGGTGCCTGAGAACTCAACGGATCAGTTGGTCTACTACTACGTCCGCAGGATTGAAGACGCTGACTCTTTGGTGAACACAACGGATCTTCCCTTTAGATTTTTCCCTTGTATGGCCGCAGGCTTGGCGTACTACATTGCGGTCAAGCGGGCTCCCGAGCGTATTCAGATTTTAAAATCTATTTACGAGGAAGAGTTCCAACGTGCCGCGGATGAGGACGAAGGTCGTACTCCGTTGAAACTGCAGCCTAGTATTCGTTATTTGAGGGTTTAATGTCATACGCTAGCGGAAAACACGCTTGGGGAATATCTGATCGGTCTGGTCGCCGTTACCGTCTTCGTGAGATGAAGGTGGAGTGGACGGGTGCCAAAGTGGGCCCTGATGAGTATGATCCCAAGCAGCCGCAGCTTTACCCGCCTAACGTTGGGCCCGATCCGCAGGCGTTGAGAAATCCTCGCCCTGAATCAGACCTTGTACAGCAGCGGGCTACCCAATGGGGTTGGAGTCCGGTCGGTTACAATTATCTTCCTGGGCTTTCCCCTCCAGATAACTTAGCGCCTGTGGCTTCTGTCGGCGTAGTAACGGTGGTTATAACATGAGTTTTACATACGACGAGTTAAAAACTGCAGTCCAAGATTACACGGACAATACGGAAAGTACTTTCGTAACCAATATACCGTTGTTCATAAGAATTGCGGAAGAGCGCATTTTAAAGAACGTTCAGCTAGATTTGTTCCGCCGGAATGCAAGCGCGACGATGACTCAAGGTAACGAGTACTTGTCCTCTCCTTCAGACTTTTTGGCTCCGTTTTCTTTGAGCTTTACCTCAAATGGGGCGAAAACGTTCGTTGAGTTCAAGGACGTATCTTTCTGCCAGACCTATACCCCAGACCCTAGCACACAGGGTACTCCCCAATACTATGCCCAGTTCGATGTTTCTAATATGATCTTGGCCCCTACGCCTGATCAGAACTATGTTTGTGAACTGCATTACCTATATCGACCTGCCAGTCTTACTGCGGGCGCAGGGTCAGGAACAACCTGGCTAAGTGAAAACGCTGAACTGGCGTTGTTGTATGGAAGCCTTGTTGAGGCCTACATATTTATGAAAGGCGAGCAAGATGTAATGGCTATGTATAACTCTAAGTTTGCAGAAGCTATGACAGGTTTGAAAATGCTTGGTGAGGCTAAAGAGACCACTCAAGAGTATCGAGTTGGTAGAGTTATTCGACCCAAGCAATAAATGTTGCAAGATTCGGCGTATAATGGTATTTGTGCTGACAAAATGAGGAGACTTTAACATGGCCTTTACGGGTAACTTTATGTGCACTTCTTTTAAGGTGGAAATCTTAAAGGGCGTTCACAACTTCACTGCTTCATCGGGTAACACGTTTAAGTTGGCCTTATACACTAACAGCGCATCGTTTACGGCAGCTACTACTGCGTACACCACTGCAAACGAAGTGGCTAACTCTGGGTCTTACTCAGCGGGTGGCGGCACACTTACGAATGTGACCCCAACTTCTACAGGTACGACAGCCTTCTTGGACTTCACCCCGGACCTTGAGTTTACAAACGCAACAATCACTGCCCGAGGCGCGTTGATCTACAACAGTAGCGCAGCAGGCAACCCAACTGTTGCAGTGTTGGACTTTGGCTCTGATAAAACCTCTACAACGGGTACTTTCACTATTCAGTTCCCAACACCGGATGCCACAAACGCTATCGTACGCATCGCTTAAACTTACTTAGAGGAGTCTGAGCCATGGCGTTTATCGTAGCTGACCGCGTAAAAGAGACCACGAACTCTACGGGAACGGGTGCGTATGCCCTTGGCGGCGCTGCCGCTGGTTTCCAAGCGTTCTCTGCGGTCACGTCCAACACGGATACTGTGTACTACGCAATATCTGACAATGTAGACTTTGAGGTCGGGGTTGGTACTTACGCTACCTCCGGCAACTCTATTACTCGGACTACGATCCTGTCGTCGTCTAACTCAAACAGTGCGGTAAACTGGGGTATTGGTACTAAGGATATTTTCCTGACCTACCCCGCTGAAAAAGCGGTTGTCGAGGATGTCAGCAACAACGTAACTATCGGTAACAACCTAGTTGTCGGTGGGACTGTAGACGGACGGGATGTAGCCGCAGATGGTGTTACGGCTGACGCCGCCCTGCCTAAAGCTGGCGGAACAATGTCGGGGAATTTAATCCTCAACGCTGATCCGACTATCGCACTGCAGTCCGCAACTAAACAATATGTTGACACGATTGCTGCGGCAGGTATCCACTACCACCAGCCTTGCCGGGCTGAAACAACTGCAAACCTCAATGCTACCTATAGCAACGGTTCGAGCGGAGTTGGTGCAACACTGACTAACGCAGGTACCCAAGCGGCTATAGTTGTTGACGGCGTTACTCTTAGCGCAACCAACCGCGTCATGGTTCAGCTTCAAACAAACCAAGCGCACAACGGGGTCTATACCGTCACTACAGTAGGTTCTGCTAGTACAAACTGGGTTCTTACCCGAGCTACAGACGCTGATTCCTACGCCCCAAGTGATCCAGATACCTTGGGTGAAGGCGATGCGTTCTTCATTACTGAGGGTACGGCTCACGGTGGTGAGCTTGACGTGATGACCACAACAGGTGTTATTACTTTTGGTACAACAAACATTGTTTTTGCGCTAGTCTCTGACGCCCCAATATACACTGCTGGTACAGGCCTTTCGATATCGGGCACTGAGTTCTCCTTAGTCACTCCGGTTTCTTCGGCCACTGCGTTAGCTACAGGCCGCACCATCGGCATGACAGGCGACGTAGTTTGGACTTCAGCTTCGTTTGACGGCACAGGTAATGTTACGGGGACCGCTGCGATTCAGCCGAACTCTGTTGCACTGGGCACAGATACTACAGGTAACTATGTTACTGCGGGCGCTACTTCAGGCACGGGTATCTCTGGCTCGGTGTCCAGCGAAGGCGGGACTTTTACAGTTACGTCCAATGCGACGAACGCCAACACTGCTTCGACTATTGTTGCCCGGGACGGATCAGGTAACTTTAGCGCGGGTACGGTTACAGGTGCCTTGAGCGGTAATGCTTCGACAGCCACCGCGTTAGCTACTGGCCGAACAATCGGAATGACAGGCGATGTGGTTTGGACTTCAGCCTCGTTTGACGGGTCTGGCAACGTCACTGGCACTGCTACGATCCAAGCGAACTCTGTTGCTCTAGGGACCGACACGACCGGAAACTACGTCCAGTCTGTTGCTAACGGTTCATACCTGACAGGTGGCGGCTCGGCTTCTGAGGGCACTGCTCTCACTCTTGGTGTAGACGCCACAAACGCCAACACAGCCTCAAAGGTTGTAGCCCGAGACGGTTCGGGTAACTTCTCCGCAGGCACAGTCACAGCGGCTCTATCGGGGAACGCCTCAACGGCTACTACGCTGGCTACAGCCCGTACTATTAACGGGGTATCGTTTAACGGCGCTGCTAACATAACCGTTGCGGACAGCACTAAGTTACCTTTGGGCGGCGGTGCCATGACAGGCGCTATAACCACCAACTCCACGTTCGATGGCCGAAATGTTTCAGTAGATGGATCGAAGCTAGATACCATAGCCACTTCAGCTAACAACTACAGCTTCCCTTACACGGTATCAGCAGGCGAAAGTACCAGCACAGTTGTGCAACGTAATAGCGGTGGTTATATTTTTTCTAGCTACTTCAACGGTACCGGGACTTTCGCAACAAGCGGCGATAGCTCTGCGATGGGTATGTTTACAGGTACTAATGGTAGTGACACCTACGGGCGTTCTTACACAGCCGCTAAGGCTCGTACACTTCTAAACGTAGCTAATGGTGCAACCAATGTAACGAACACCAACCAGCTGACTAACGGCGCTGGGTACACTACTTTCACAGCAAACCAAGCGTTGAGCACTGGCGACAGCCCTACGTTTTCCCGCGTCACTGCAAACGGCTGGTTCTATGCTAATGGCGCTACGGGTATCTACTGGGCGACCTACGGTGGCGGCTGGTTTATGCAGGACACCTCTTGGGTGCGTTCCTACTCTGACAAGGGCATCCTAACTGGCGGCACGATGCAAGCTGCTACATTCAACACCACATCTGACCGCAATACCAAGAAGGACATCAAGCCAATCGAGAACGCACTTGAGAAGGTGCAGCAACTCGGCGGGTATATGTTTACGTTTAAGCACAACGACCAGAAGTCCTCTGGCGTCATCGCCCAAGAGGTGCAGAAGGTTATGCCGGAGCTAGTGCAGGAGGGTGGCGAAGGTCACTTGACCGTGCAGTACGGCAACATGGTGGGCCTTTTGATAGAGGCAATCAAAGAGCAGCAGGCGCAGATCGACGCGCTGACGGCAAAACTTAACGGCTAATAGTAGAGGAATACGAAGATGGCTATACAGGTAAACGGCACACAGGTGATAGGTAACTCGCGAGAGTTGACCAACATCGCGTCTGTTGATGCGACTACGGTGGCGACCCTTAATGCGGGCGGCGTTGGCGGTGGTGGTATTGCGTATGGGTCTACTTATGTGCCCTATATATTGAATGCCGATGCTGGTCAAAGCCCGGGTCATATAGCATACGATGCGAGCGAGGATAAATTTGTTACCGTGGACTGGGGCACTAGCCAAGGCGCTAGTTGGAAATCAGCAGATGGTACAGGAAAATCTTGGGTAGAAAACGCTCATGATACCGATATCCAATACGCTAGGGGCGGCCTTGCCGCCAGTGGTAACGGAACCTTTGTCGCTGCATGTAATAACGGTAAAATAGCCAGAAGCACAAATCTGGGGGGAAGTTGGGCAAGCGTGGCCCCAAGCTATAGTGGCGCTGGCGGAGCTGGCGGTGATTGGTGTTCTATAAATTATGGCAATGGCGTTTTTATAGGTGGATATCGAGATCAATACATATTTAGAAGCACTAATGACGGTGTTTCTTGGTCCCAGCCAACAAACCCCGCTGGAGCGGGTTATCTTCTCGATGATGCCGCTAATGACGGGGGAAATAATTGGCTGGGAGTGGCACTTAATAGAATTATAAAGAGTACGGATAACGGTGCGACATGGACAGACTTGGGGGCTAAGAACGCACCCGGCGGAACCCCCAATTGGTATCAAATAGCATATGGCAACGGCAAATGGGTCAAGGCTGGGCAAAGTGGTTGGGTTGGTTCTAGCACAAACCTTGGCTCTACTTGGACGTACAAGCAAGTAACTAATCAAAATTTCGCTGCAGACTCTGGCACTTATGGGTCGGGCGGATTTATTTTTGCAAATGGGGGTACACCGGGAGGTTTTGGGCAGAGTGTATCCGGCTCTGCTGGCGATTTTCTCTTGACAGCTCCAGACGCCAAGTTTGCCTCCACGAATTTATACCATGCGGCCCAGAACACAACCACAAATGCAGCGATTTTTACAGCAAGAGGCGCAAGAATTTTAGTGCGCTACGAGACTTAAAAACACGCCGCCTGCGCTACTCAACTGCGCAGGCGGCACCACACGGATAACGCTACAGCCGGAGGAGGCCACATAATATGCTAGGTTTTGCCCCTTATGCTGGCGCTGCGTTAGCCGACTTTGGTAGTGGAGCGCAGCTGCTCATCCCTACGGGGTCAGTAGGCACTGGCGCTATAGGCACCGTGCTGGTTACGGGCAATCAAAGTGGCCTAACCCTCGGCTCTGTTGAAGGCACTGCATCAAGCAACGGCGTTACAGTAGACGGCGGTGCTATAGCTACATTTACCATGGATCAGCTAAACGGCTTGGTTGGCACCGTTGTAGCCCAAGCTGGCGCAGGGGCCGCAGTCACAGGTATCGCAGCTACGGGTTCTGTTGGTAGTGTGACTGTTATTAACGCCTCGGTTATTAGCCCAACGGGTGTCCAAGCCACAGGCGCAATTAACGACGTTACAGTCGTAGGCACTGCTACGTTCTCTATTACTGGCGTAGCAGGCACTGGTTCTGTTAACGGTGTAACCGTAGACGCTGGCGCTGGCGCAGTTACCACTGGAGTTTTTGGTACAGGTGCGGTAAACTCCGTATCAATTACAGGGTCGGCAATCGTCATCCCTATTGGAGTAGCGGCTCAAGGTCAGGTCGGTAATCCGGTTGTATGGGGGCCTGTCGTTCCTAACCCCGGTACCATTTGGACGCCGATAGCAGCATGAGGGTGATTTATGCCTAGTACATATACAGGAAACGCGGGCCTAGAACTACCTGCTAACGGTGAACAGTCCGCTACATGGGGCAACACCGTAAACGACAACATGACGATAATTGATCGTCTAACCAACGGCGTTGGTGCAATTACTTTATCTGGCACAACCCATACGCTGACTACTACTGACGGCGCAGCCTCAGACGGACATTACAACGTATTAGTACTTGGCGGCTCTCCTTCTGGAACCAATACGGTAACGATCTCCCCCAACGATGCTCAACACATCTACATTGTTAAGAACGGTAGTGGGCAGACAGCTACTTTTACGCAGGGTTCTGGCGCGAGTGTCAGCGTGGTAACGGGCACAACAAAGATAATCTTCTGCGATGGTGCGGGTTCTGGCGCAGTGGTCACTGATGTTACGGGTTCTTTGGACTTAGGTTCCCTGATTATCGGCGGCACCACAGTCACGTCTACCGCTGCAGAGCTAAACATCCTAGACGGTGTTACGGCTACGACAGCAGAGCTTAACATCCTTGATGGAGTTACGGCTACAACAGCCGAATTAAACATCCTTGATGGGGTTACGGCTACCACTGCGGAGCTAAACATCCTTGACGGTGTTACGGCTACCACGGCGGAGCTAAACTATGTTGATGGTGTAACCTCTGCCATCCAGACTCAGATTGACAATATTAGCACTGCTCCTACGTTCGTTTCGCCTCTAACCGTTACAGGCGGCACCCAAAGCTGGACCGTAACGGCGTCTGGAGTAAATTTAACTTTTGCCTATAACGGCGTAAATGTTCTTCGTGTAGACAGTTCAGGCAACTTAACCGCTCTCGGCAACGTAAATACCAATTCTGGAACCATCTCGTAATCACCCCGTTGGAGGTTTCTAAATGCCACTACAAAAGCTCCAGTTCCGACCAGGCCTTGTACGGGACACGACAGATTACACCAACGAAGGTGGGTGGCGTGACGGCGACAAGATACGGTTTCGTTTAGGCCTGCCTGAGACAATAGGTGGGTGGACACGCTTAACTTCAACCACAATGCTCGGCACTTGCCGTGACCTACATACTTGGACTTCCCTGACGGGTACGCGGTATGTCGCTGCGGGCACGTCTTTAAAGCTGTATATTGTGGACGGCGCTCTCCCTGTAGATATTACTCCGATACGCTTGGTTACGAGCGCCGGGGATGTTACGTTTGCCGCGACAAACGGCAGTGCTACTATTACCGTGGCTGATACAGCCCACGGCTGCGTATTAGACGATTTTGTTACATTTTCCGGTGCAGTGAGCCTTGGTGGGGCTATTACCGCTACAGTACTGAACCAAGAATACCAAGTCACATCTCTTGTGAATGACAATTCGTACACTATTACAGCTACGGCAACCGCAAACGCCTCGGACACAGGGAACGGCGGGACGAACACTGTTGGCACGTACCAAATAAATACCGGACTAGATGCAGCTGCAGCGGGTAGTGGCTGGGGGGCGGGTGTTTGGAGTCGCGGTACGTGGGGTTCTGCCGCAGACGTTACTGTTCCCGGTGCGAACGTCCGCCTTTGGTCTATGGATAACTTCGGCGAGGACTTACTCGCTAACATTCGTGGGGGTGCTATATACTACTGGAATACTTCTGCAGGCACCGGAGCTAGGGCTGTAAATATCACCAGTATAAGTGGCAGCGCCCAACCCCAAGTAGCTAATATTGTGTTGGTTTCTGAACGAGATCGCCACGTATTGGCCTTCGGGTGTGATCCAGAAGGCGACCCCGGAAACTTAGACCCCCTAACTATACGGTTCTCTACCCAAGAGAGCTTCACTGTTTGGAACGCTTTGGCTACCAACACTG